GCCAATCATCTCAGGGATGGCGCTGGACTCCTTCATCATATTCTGGAGGTAGCCGGTCAAAGCTCCTACGGCATCATCGCTGAGTTGTTCTCTGGAGGTAGGGTCGAAAATCATCTTCCCAATACCCTCCACAGGAGGCAGCATCTGTCGCCCGATAGCTTTGCCCAGGGATTCCCGGAAGCGCGTCATCAGGTTGTTCCCGTCCGCGAGCACTCCGTCTTCGGTCACCATATCCGAGAAGAAGCGTAATACATCCTTGACGTATCCGAAGACAGGTCCAGTGTAATACGTTCCTTCGTGATGCAGATGGAACCACTTGTCAGGCGGATGCTCCCAAGGGAAGGTACCGTCAATCATATACTGTGCAGCCTGCGTCATTGCAAAGCTGCCTACCAGGCCTGCGGTCACCATCTTGCCCATACGGGCGCGCATCGCGTTCGCAATCTCCGGGGAGTATTGAGCAAACGCCTTACGCCCTAGTACTTCCATCATAGACCGTTTGAACTTACCGCCGGTCAGCTTGTTCGCGCCCAGGAACATTAGACTATCCCCTGCGTCCACGATGCTATACGCCTTGGACAAGAACCAGCTCGGAGTCAATACCGTGCTATTGACGAGCTTGCGCAAGGAGTTGTTCGTATAGGCATCAGGGTACGCGCCTGCCAGACGGTTGGTAATCTCGGCCGCACCCATCTGAGCCTGCCGCATACGTTCCGCTGGAGGCAGGGAAGCCAGTTCCTTGGCGTTCTCCTTCAGATACTGGACAACTCGGAAGTTATATCCAGCCAACTGTCCGTATTCAATTGGTCTAAAAAGTGCTTCGCGGTTAACGAGGTAGTCCAGATGCGTAGGGACCCCCAGCAAATCTGATGTAATTCCTCCGAGCTTTCCGAGTTGTTCTCTGGCTTGCTTTTGCATCGGATCTGTAGCGTCCATTGACTGGAGCCATCGCAAGAATCCGTTTCTTTCAACTCCGTAGATTTCACTAGCGAACTCCTTACCCATATCCTGGACCAAGGATTGGGCCATCGCCTTCGTACCCTGCTCCATTACTCGTACGTTCAGGCCGTGACGGGCAGCTTCCGCCAAAGCAGCCGCTCCCTCCAGGCCCAACGAATCTACCTTCTTACCGGCACCCATCAGGTTGGCGACCTTGTAAGGGGTGCGCCAGAACTCCATCATATTACCGGTAAGAATCTGCATCTTGTGCGGGATGAAGCTACCAAGCAAGGTGTTCATACGAACGGCATTCGTAATATAACTCCAACCGCGCCCGATAGCTGACTGCGGAGCCTTCTGCCCGCCTGCGAAATCAGACAGGAATCGGAAGGCTTCCGGGTGCAGGTACATCTGGTCTGCTCCGTATGCCTTACCTTCGAACTCCATCTTCACTCCCTGGAAGCCAGGCAAGTCTCCCAGGGACCGGTAGCCGAAGGAGTCTTGAGAACCTCGTACGGTGGTGTCTACCCGAGGAGAGCGTCCTTCCACAGACAGGCCGAGCATAGGCTTAGCGAACTTCTGCCCGGAAGCGGTCTGCACTTCTACGGAAGTATTATTGAAGGTACGCAGTAGTTGTCTCATACCATCAGCGCGCCAGATAGACGAGAGCTGCATCTGATAGAGGTCCATAGGATTCACTACCGGGTCATCAGCAAGCAAGGTAAGCGCCTTCTCAGACGCGCGCTTGATGGCTTCGGTCTTGCCCTTCTCGGATAAGCCTGCCCACTGAGCATCTGCCTTGTTCGCGCCGAACTCCCACAGCTTGGCTCGCTCTGGTCCGTCGAAGGTGTTGAGGAACTCCTCCTCGCTCACGTTGTTCTTAGCCAGTTTCTCCCGGATGTCTGCGCGCGAGCGGTCTGCATCTTTGAGACTGGCGAACTGTCTGCGGTTCTCGGAAGCCATCTGTGCCGAGTAGCCGGACTTGCCTCGCTCCATAGCGGCAGCGTTGTAGCCGGCCAGTTTGCGCCAGCGGTGGGAGAAGTAGTTCGCCCGGGACCACTGAGCCAGCTCAGGAGACATCGTGCGAATCATCTCGAACATCGTCTGCACGGCATAGTGCGTTTGCATTAGTCCATTGATACTATCTCCGTACTTGCTCTTGAACTGCCGCATCGTAGCCGGGTCTTCGATAGCGTCTGCCATCTCCCGATAGAACAACTCCTTGCCGGCGTCGTCCAGGGTTTGACCGTGGAGCTTCTCGAACTCCGCGTAATGAGTATCGAAGGTAGGCTTCACCATCTTCTCGTGAATAATCTGCGCTGCGTTCTGGCGGTTCTTAACCAGGTCCATCCATCCGCGCTGGGCTACACCGAACACGTTGTTGACTAACCGCTTATCCGAAGCAGACATATCCGCTAGCCAACCGTTGAAGGCTTTGATGTCGGCCGCGTCCGCCTGGCTGAGTCTCTCGTCCACCAGGTTGTACATCATACGCACGTCACTGGGCCGGTCAGCATCAGCAAAGCCAGAGGCGCGCGCTTCACGGATAGCAGCTACAACGGCGTGTTCTGCTCCCTCTTCTCCGCCTATGCCCGTGATGTTCTGGTCCAACCAGCGGACGCGCTTCATCTCCTCGATGTGCAGGCCGGTAAGAGTATCGACCCATTCCTGCACCTTGGGAGGCGCAGCGGAGAGGTCCTTACCGCTCTTGGCCCACTTCTGCACTTCCGCTGGAGCCAGGGAGAAGTCCCCCGTTTGTATTACCTTGCTGACAGATTGAGCCATCGTAGGAGGAAGGCCCTTCATATCCTGCTTGATTTGCGTAATACGCTTGGCCAACTCCGCACGCTGGTTAGTAATATTAACCGTCTCGGAAGCTTCCGCTCCCTGCGCGTACTTGCCATCCGGTCCCAGGTTCGGGTCAACTGGAGCGAGGACAGGGTTGCCCTTCGCGTCCGTAGCTGTCTCCAGCAAAGGCTTGATGATGCGTTCCTTCAGCGGGCCATTCACAATCTGGTCGAGGTTGGCGACTTCTTCCTTGAGGCGCTGAATCTCGTTCAGTTGCCGGCGTTCGAAGGCGGGCTTCATCACCTTGTTCGAGAACTCTTTCGCGTCCCCGACCTTGGCCAGCATCTGCCCTTCCCCAATGTTGAGGTGCGCTCGGGCTTCAACGGCCAGGTCATACAAAGTCTCCGGTCTGGTAGAATTGTACTCCACCGGAGAAACTGCCTTGTGCGCAGTGAGTTCTTTCTGCCTGCGTAGCGCGTCCGCTTCGAGGGTCTTCATATCCACAGCCAGGCTTGAAGCCAGCCCGTCATAGACCGTACGCGCATCCAGCAAAGCCGAGCCCTTGGTAGCGTCCGGGTGCCAGTCTACCAGGGAGCTGTGCTTGGCGTACTGCTTCACGGACGCAGTGTTGGTGACCATCTGGCGCTGGCCCTTGTACTCGGCGGTCAGTACCGCTTTGTTAGGGGTTCCGTCTTTGCCCACGTACTCCGGCAGTTCCTTGATGGCCGCTTCCAGGTCGCTCAGGTTGTTGGCCACGTTCATCTTGTAGGAATCACCGCCGCGTAATACCATAGCGTCCGCCGCTGCCTGGTCGAGAGCCTTGCCCGCTTCCAGAGGTGCGCCCGAGAACACGCTACGCTGCAGCATAGAGTCCATCATCTCGTTCACACTCTTGCTGGCGGCCTCTTCGTAGGCTTCCGCGTTCAGCAGAGAACGGTAGGGGTTGTCCGCTACATTCCAAGCGCCGGTCTTTACCTGACCAAAGGAGGTACGGAACTCATCAGGGCTAAGGGCCGTCTCCGCTACCTTGGCGAAGTTGTCCCGTACGCCCTTGCCCCATTCCAGAGCTTGGCGATGACCCATAGCAGCCGCCTCGAACTGAGCCTGCGCCTTGGTCATCTGCTCCATCTGCATCTTGCTCTGCGTCTGGAACTGGGTGTACCGCTGCCGGGCCGCTTCGATCTTGCTGACGCCAGTCTGAATCTCAGGAGACTTCTCGAACGTCTTCTGGAGCATAGCCAGTTCCTGCGTTTGGATTTGATGCATCCGCGCCTGGATATGCGGGAGCCTCTGAGCCTGTACCGCGCTGACCATACCTCCGGGAGGTGGGCCGAGAATCTGCCCGAGCGCCTGCTGCTGACTGGTGGACGTGAACATACCCAACACACTGGCCGCCGGGTTCTGTTGAGCAGCTTGTGCCTGGGCTGCCTGTTGCTGGAGCGCCTGCATTTCCTGGTTGAGCGCGTCCTTCTGCTGCATCCAGTTCTTGGCGTCCAGGTGAGTGCTCTCGATATTACGAAGGCCGTCCTGCATCGTGGCATCGGTCTTCATCAGCTCGTTCAGCTTCTTCTGAACTTCGGCCGCCGAGGTCTGCGCCTTATCCGCCAGCCCCTCTCGCTCCAACAAACCCTTGTCGAGCTGCTGTACCGCGATGGTGGCATTCTGATGGGCATTGACCCGCTGCGTCAGTTGGAGGTTATCCTCCACGGCGTCATACGCCTGTCTGGTCAACGTGTCGATTTGCGCCTGGGACATCTTATCTACCAGACCCCGCATCTGTCCTTGAAACGCCTCGTAGGCTTTAGTGCCTCCGACCATCTTGGAAAGCCCGGACCAGTCCACCACCTTGGCAGCAACTGGGGCAAAGAGGCCGGCGGTCGCTCCGATGCTTGCCGCGTCCGTGAACATCTCCTTACCGAACACCGCTTCGCTCACGCCGGTAACATCGGAGATACCTCCCAAGAGAGAACCTCCCACCGCGCCCGCGCCCGTGCGCATCAGCCCACGCTGAAGCATATTACTTCCTTGGTAATACTTACCAAGGATTTCCGCCAGAGAACCTCCGGCAGCGTTCCGCCCTACCGTATTACCTACGGCGTTCAGGCCCAGGCCGATGGCCGCCGGTACGCCTAGTGCAAATGTACCTCCAAGGAGTCCTCCCATCAGGGAGTTCGTGAGGAACGCAGACAGCCCGTCCTGGATGGTGGACTCGGGAGCGCCGTTGTACATCCAGTCCGCAAAGGCGTAGGTCCCCATCTGGAGCCCGCCCACCGCTGCCTGCTCCATCGTGTCGGCAAAGAGTAGCGCCAGAGGTCCGCCGGCTGCCGCTGCGGCTGGTCCGGCGGACAAGGTCTGCAAGCTCTCCAGCAAGGGGATGCCTGTCTTACCGAGAACATTCGATGCTGCAGAACTTGCTCCGCGCAACAACCCGGAAACACCAGGAGCCCAGCGGAGCGCCTTGAGGAGCATACTGCCTCCAGCCACCATACCGCCGAGTTTCGCTACGCCTACGCCGGCCGACCCCATCAGTTGAGGCAGAGCTCCTTCTCCGGCGAGTTGGCTATCCCGGGCGGCCTTCGTATCCAAGCTCGACTGGAGCAAAGGGAGAAACCCGAGGGACACCTGGTTGAAAAACTCGTTGGCCATATAGGCCGTTTGCCTACCTCCAGATAAGGGGTTAGACAAATCGTAAGCTCCGGGCCCTACCGAGTCTTTTACTGCTTGCCCTGCCCAAGCTGCGTTATCGAAGACCCCCTTCCAGAAGCCCCCCATATCCGAGCGAGCATTCTCGATTTGCGCCTTGGCGTTCTCGATACTCTTGGCTGGGTCGAGCTTGCGTCCGTAGCCTTTCTGGATACTCAGGGCTGCGGTGTTGTCGTCCGTAATACTTGAGTCCACATCACCCAAGATTTTACGCACGTAGTTGCGTGTCTCGGCGTAGACTGGCTTACCTCCCTTGAACTCTTGCAAAGCTCCCGGTCCTGCATTGTAAGCCGCGAGCGCCTGGGCGTAGTTGCCTCCGTTGGCGTCGAGCTGCTTCTTCAAGTAGTGCATACCAAACAAGACCTGGTGACGAGGGCTCTTGTAATACTGGTCAGGGGATACGCCCAACTCCTTGGCTACCTCGGTCACTGTACCCGGCATCATCTGGGCAAGGCCATAAGCCCCCGCGCCGGACTTGGCCTTCGGGTCGAAGTTGGACTCTGCCTGAATCCAGCGTACCGCTACGTCCGGGTCAATGCCTCGGCCCTTGGCCATCGCTTCAATCATCGCCGGGATGCGGGTGCGCTCGCTACCCGTGCCCGCTAGCTCTACGTTAGGATTGAGCTTCAGGTAGTTCTTGTCCGTCCAGTGTCGCCGGTTGAGCAGATGGTGCGAGGGGTCGTCGGTGAGGTTCTTCTCGTTGCCGTAGGAGAAATGCAGATGAGCGCCGGACTTCCGGCCGGAGGGGTCAAAGCGAATCTCATCGAGCATCGACGCCCACCCGGCAGCTTTGCCCAACTCGCGGCCGACACGGACTTCCTCTTGGGGAGTCAGGTCATAGAGCTGCCCGGACTTGCCTCGCTTCTGGATACGAGCATCGACTGCTTCGCCGTGGTCGTGGTACGAACCGCCTCCTCCGTGACGAGCGCCGGAAGTGAACAGCACTTCATAGCCCTGCTCGTTGGCCAGCTTGCGCAGCTTGTAGGCGCTGGACAAAGGGGCGTCTGCCAGGCCGCTGATGTCCGCTCCGCCGTAGATGGAGGGAGTCAGGTAAGCCATCTGCTCCTTGCGGCCAGGTAATATGGACGGTACAGATGGACCACGGGCAGCCGTAGGCTGTGCTCCTGCTTCCGTCCAGATGCGGCTAACATCGTACGGAGCTGCCGTGCCGAACTTGGCTACAGGCTCCGGTTTCATTTTGGCAGCCGTACCCGCCAGGCCCTCGTTGAGGATGCCCTTGGAGAACTCGTCCATCACGATAGGAGCTGCGGGTTCCGGGTGAGTTGTGGGAGCTACAGGAGCTGCTGCAGGCTTTGCTTCTTGCGGCGCCGGGAATACTGAGCTGATGTCAACGGCCATTAGTGCCCTCCACGAGCGAAGATGGTGTAGGTAGCGTAAGCGTCCTGGAGCCGAGGTCCGAAGAGTTGCTTCAGGTTCTTACCGTGAGCAGTCACAGCCGCGAACGCGGTAGGAGATAATACAGAACCGTCTGCCCCCTTCACGCTACGACCCATATAGTACATAGTAGCTACCTCGTTAGGATCGAGAGTAGAAGCAGAGCCGCTGGTGGATACCTTGCCCTGAGCTACGCTGGCTTGCCCCAGCATATACGGGATAAGCTCCGGGTTGTTCTTGATAAAGTCCATACCTGCTCTAGGGTCTACCCCGGTAATACCTTTGCGAGCCAGGTCCTGGTTCACACGTACTACATTGGCGTTCAGGTACTTTCCTATCAGCTCTTGGTACTGCGCCTTGGCATTGGCGGCGTTGGGGCCTCCTAGCTGCTCCGCCGTAGCCTTGATGCGGTCGCCAATGCTAACGTCATTCTTGGCCAGCATTTCGATTTGCTTGGAGAAAGCCGTAGCCTGCTGGGTGTAGCTGGCGCGCTTAGTAATATAGTCCCTATAACTGGGGTACTTGATAGCTGCCATAGCCTGGGCGCGGTCGATGCTTGCCGGGTTGTCTCCGCCAATCTGTTTGGCGAGCGCGTCAATTTCTGCCTTCTGGCTTCCAGGCATCTTGGCATAATCGCTATCCAAGCTAGAAGGTTTGTCCTGATACTTTCGTACCAGGTTGGTAGCGGAGTTGCCGTCCGTGCTGGAGGACATCGTCTTGTACAGAGTGTCCTGAGCCGCCTGGATTTTGGTCAAGGCTCCTTGCGCGGACATAGCTCGGCGCTGTTCATCGTTGACTTCCAACTGCGTAACGCTGATGGCCTGGGAGAGGGGGGTATCTACCAGGCCCTGCAAGGCTTGCATATTACTGATGCTGGCGGTATCCAGACGTAGCTTGTACTCCTTCATAGTTTGGTCTTGTACTTGCTTGGCTTGCTGCATACGGAAGCGGAACTCTTCGAGTTTGGTGCCCTGCATACTACGGGCTTCCTCGTTGGAAATGCCCATAGCTTCCACCTGAGCGTCAATCAGCCCGGAACGTTTGGCGAACTCCTGCTGCGCAAGGCCGAGCTTGGCAGTGTCCAGGGTGTAGGTCTTGTTGAACTGGTCTACGTTGACCGCTCTGTTCTTGTCGCTCTCTTTGGCCTGGTGCGCGAACTGGTCCTGCATATACATAAACTGGAGCATCGCGCCCTGGCTCCATTCCTTGGGGACCAGGTTCGCTTTCAGCTTGTCCACGTATGACCAATCTGTACTAGACCAGTTGTCATCGCTCATATAAGCGTTCTCGTATTGCTTGGAGTTCTCTTCGGCGCGGGCAATCATATCCGGCGTAGCCTTGGACCTCCAGGCAGGGTTGTTCAGCAGTTCTCGCTGCGTAGCGTAGAACGCCATCTGGCGATAGTTCTTGCCGCTCAGGGTCGAAGGGTCTTCGCCTTCCGCGATACGCTGCATATTGATAATATCTGCCATATCTCGGTCCACGGTAGCCAAAGCGTTCATAGCCAGGCCACGTTGTGCGGGGTCGATGACCCCTGTCTTCTCAGACACGAATGCTTGGCCGATAGCAGCAAGCGCCCCTTGGGCGTTCCGCATCTTGCGCATAGCGGTGATCTTCGCTTCCTGGGAGAGAGGCTGAGGAGCGTTGACCTTCTCGACTGGCGGCAGGGCTTCCGGGGCCAGGGCGGGCTCGGTCGGCTTGACAGTGTCTGCCACAACCTCCGGCGCTACCGAGAGTACGTTCTTGGTAGCTTGCTCCTCTTGAGCAGACGGAGCCGGCCGGGTAGTGGAGTCCCCCTCGGCGCTGATGGTGGACGACGTAAGCGGAGCCAGGTTGGCCGCAGGCAGAGTATTACCTGGCTTCTCTGGAGACGCCTTGGGAGTCACTGCCGGTTCAGCAGAGGGAGGAGGAGGCACATTGGCCATAGGCCCCGCGCCCGTACCGGAGGAGAACGGTTTGTTGTTCTCCTCCCGGACGATGCGTAGGTTTTTGCCCAACACTGCGAACTCATCGTTAGCCATCGTGGGCGTAGCGAGTTGTACCAGGCGCTCTACCTCTTCTTCGTCCTTACCCGTCTGGCTAAAGAATGCCTTAGCAGTAACAGGGTCGGGACCTGCGCCTCGCTTCTTCTGGTACTCCTCGTACGCGGACAGTATATCCTGGTCGTTTTTGATGCGTTGCGCTTCTGCACTGGCGCGTAATACGTCTTCCTGCGGGTTCGGGTTGATGAGGTCCTGGAGGAACCCCCCGGCAGCTTGCCCCAGACCTTGGCCCAGGTTGCTCAACAACTGACTACCGAACATCCCGAGGGCTCCGGTAGAGCGTTGGTTCTGTATTACGATAGGTCCTTGGTTCTGGGGCATAGCTACCTCCTACTGTCCTTTGATGGCGTTGACCATATTCTGATAGTCGCGGTCGTTGATTTGCCCGTTCCGGTGCATCTGCTCGATGACCGGAGAGACTTCTCTGTTCGTGGGGGCCGGCGCGCGTAGAGGAATCTTGCCGTAGTCCTCCACGTGATAGACGGGCTTGCCTCGGTTCGGGTCGTTGCGCGCCTTGTCCATCTCCCCCATCTCGTACCCGCGTACAGCTTCTTTGCCGAACTGCTCTCGGGATTCCGGGTTACCTCTGGCTTTCATAGCAGCGGCTTCCGCGTGATTGCGTAGACTCTGCGCCTCTGGCGACCTGTGCAGTTCTTGCGGCTGCTTGTGCGCGGCTTCTGCCTTGTGCGGTTCAGCGGCCTTGGGCTTGGGTGCAGCGGGAGCTGCAGCTTTAGGCGCATCCGCTTTAGCTTCGGCCTTGGCCGCCGGCTTGGGAGTCTCATTCTGTTTGGCCTGGGCTTTCAGCTCTTGCTGCCTGTCTTCTTGGGTTCTGGGAGCGGCCGGCTTCACGTCCTCTTGACGCTTGACCGGAGCAGGAGGAGCTGACGGACGGGCAGCCTTGGCCTCCTTCTGCTCTGCTTGCGGGTCCTTGGCTTCGCGCTTCTTCTCGGCGGAAGTTTCCACCTCATCAGGAGTAGGCCCGCCGGAAGCTGCGAACAGGTCCTCGTAATCGACGCCCATCTCCTTGGCCATCCGTTGTACGTCCTGGCGAACTTGTTCATCCAGTGCGTTCTTGTGTGCCTTCAGCTTGGACTTGGCATCCGTGCCTGCGGCCTCTTCCAGATTGACCTCGGTCGGAACCGGGTCAGCATCCAGAACTACTTCCGTGGGTACAGGCGCTTCGTCGGCAGCCGCATTGGCCTCCACTTCCGCGCTCTTGGTATTGTAGCTGTCATACGCATCAATCTCCATCAGCGCATCCTGCAGTTCAGTGTCATCCATTACGGCTACCTCCTCGTAATACTAGTTCAGGGATTGGGCTACGGCGGGAGTCATACGGTAAGCGCGGTCGCCGCAACGAACCGTCATCTCCTTGCCGTGGGTCAGGACGTAATCCTTGAGCTTGCCTACAACTTCGTACCCGGCGTACAAGCTGTAGTTCTTCTTGGTGATGTCGATGTGTTGGACCGTCATTACTTGCTGCCTCGGTCTACCGGGTTCTGGCCAGGCTTGAAGTGCATATTGGTCGTGGTAATACCACTGAGCTTGGTTTCCTTCATCCCGCCCTTAGACGGGTAGTTACCATCGGTGCGCTTCTTCTGGGGTACTTCGCCATTCTTAGCCATTACTGACCACCTCCTTGGTTTCGTTGATTCATCCAGCGCGCTTCAGCGTTGGACAAAAAGTTCTGCAGCCCAGGAATTAGCTGGGGGTTACTTTGTACCATAAAAGGCAGGTCGGGAGAACTCTGCTCAATCATCCCGAAAATCTTCTCCTGCATCGCTTTCTGGTCTTCGGGGTTACCAGACATCTGCCCGGGGATTTGTTCGGCCGGCCCGGCTTGCTCCACCTGGGGCCCGACGAATCCTTCCTGCTGCTGTTGAGGAGGTTGAGGGGAGAGTTGATTCTCGTCAGTCGGTTCCTCTTTCGGGGGAGGCTGTGTGCCGGCTTCGCCTCCGCCCTGCATCATCTTGGCCGCAGAGGTGGCCGCCGACCCCATCTGTTGCCCGTTACCGGTGACCGCACCGGCCAGGAAGTTGGCCGCTGCTCCGGCGGGAGGGGGCAGAAATGCAGAAGCAATCCCCGTAACCGCCTGGAAGATGCCGGCTAGAGGACTGCGTTGGCGCTGTTGCTGCTGGACCGTAGTCTGTTGCTGTTGAGGCATGTTAGTATTACCTTTCTTATGCCATCTTACCGCCGGTAGACTGGGAGACTACCGGACTGGGGACGGGGATTTGCGTGTACACGGATAGAGGCAGTTGGGTTCCTTGTTGGAACGCGCTGTTGTACATATTGAACATACGCTCCGACATATTCGGGCCTACCTGGGACGCCTGCAGACCGTAGGTGAACGGGAACTGAGACATCTGTGCTGCCGTCTGCTGCCTCTGCAGTCCAAGCTGAGAGCCCTGAGATACCAGGTCGTTAGCGAACTGGTTCATAGTGTCGCCCTGCTGCTTAATCAGCCCGCTATGGAAGGGGGTATCTTCGTACTGCATCTCGTTACGCCCCATCGCCTGCTCCAACAGACGAGAGCCATTGTTCATACCCGCGCCCAGGAAAGACTGCTCCATCGTGTTGAGGTTGGGATTGAACATATCCTGCATAAAGCCGGCAGCTTGCGGAGCTACCCCCTCGGTCATCATCGTACCCAGGTTGCCTGCTACCCCTGCAGCATTGTAATACGGAGCAATAAAGTTGGAAGGCATAAAGCTGTTGCGCAGTTGTTGCGGCGCAGCAGCATTAGGCTGGTTGGTAATAGTGCGGTAAGGGTCGCTATTATAGGACATCTGCTGCCCGGAGCTGCCGAATCCGTAGTCAAACCCGCTGCCGCCTGTAGCTGGGGCCGTGCTACCCCCCGACTGGCCCATTGTTGCCTCCTGTCTGCTCCTGTTGCGCCTGGTTATTTTGTGCTACCCCGCCCGGTAACTGGTTAACTGGCGGTGGACGGTAGCCTCCTCCATTGATAAGACCCGTTAGTTTGCTCCCAGCGGAGTAGTTTTGGGCCCAATTTTGGGGGGAATTACCCCCTCCAGAGGCCCCACCGGAGCCCTGTCCTCCCCCTGCTCCGCCTCCATATCGCTGCTGAAAGCCTAAATTCGTGGGCGCTGCGGCGCTTTGACCGAAATAAGGCTCGTGTCCTGTCGTGGTATAGGGGTCTCCGAAGCGAGTTTGGTTAGGTCCTGGGGCAGAAACCTGCCCCAAAGGAGACAAATTCGCCAACTGGTACCCCGTGCCGGCCACATTGTAGGGCTGTTGGTACCTCAAATTGTCCGATGCAAGGGCGATAAGCTCGTTTTGCAAGGGGGGTGTGATAGGTGTAGGGTTGTATTGAGTCGTTTGGGTGCTCCCACCGCCGCCGAATCCCATTTAGACCTCCTTCAATCGCTTGGTAAGTACTACGTGCTGCCTAAAATACCCGTATTTTTGCGCCAAACGCTCGGGAAAGTCCAGCCGGCAGTTCCCGGTCATCAAAATATGATTGCGCCCCACGGCCCAAGCCGTCATAAGCTGGTCAAGCTGAGCAGAATCTACCGGTTTTACTCCCGATTGCACGTAGAGCGCACGAATAAAGGTATGAGGATAGAAGTGGATAGTCATTCCGTCCGCGCTGGGCGAGGGCATCTGCGCTTCTTGCATAATCGCAAAGCCATACACCCTACCAGAGTCCTCATCGACCAGGATAGGGAAGAAAAGGGGGCCTGATAGCAGGCTGGATTGGAAATAGGCTCGTAATACAGGCTCCTCTCCCTCGATTTTCCAGCTATGCCTGCCGTCTTTAAGACTTTGCCAGCACTCTTTGACTGCCAACCAGTCCTCCAGCTCTGCTTTTCGAGACACGATGTTCATTGATAGGTTACCTCGACTCCTGATACAGTAATACAAGCGAACTCCCCGGCTGCTGCGTCCGTGTAGCAGTAGATTCTCCACCCTGGGCGTAGGCCGGAGTCAAATTCCCACCGGGTAGACTTCTCAGACTCCACTTCTTCGATGCGGGCCAGGTAGTTTTGATTCATACTAGAGCCTGAAGGGGCCGTGGCTGTAGGAGGAAGGAACGCCAGGGCGTATTTCACGGTACCTGCGCTACCATTTGCCAGGATTGCCTCCTGTATGATGGCGTGAGTCACCTCCGACACGGTGTAAAGCAAGCGCCAGGTAGTAGATATGTTGTTGACCGCTCCGTTGAATAGGATAAGCGGGCTCGGAACGCGACTGGTGAGGTTCCAAACCTGCGCTTGCTGTGCGGAATCGTAGTTTCCATTGTTATTAAAGCCTGCGAATCTGTCCATTATCGTTTCACATTCAATCCTACAGGGATATGGCCGATACCTAAGCCGGCAATCATAGGGGTAGTAGCTGCAGAAGTATTACTCATCTGCATTTTGAAGTGTTCTGCTGCTTCGGGTCTGCCGGATACGTAGATATTACTAGTCCCGTCGAGTACCTGTTGCCCCAGGTTGCGTATCTGGAAGCGGTCGAGCCCCTGGCCCACGTGGTAAGTGAAGCTGAGCTGCCCTGCTACGCCGTTTACGCGGGCCTGCTGCAAGCTAACCTGGTCTGTCTTGCCTCCGGTGACGGTTCTACCTGGGACTACGCCCGATACCCAGTTCACGCCGAAGACGTTGCCCAGGTCGAACTTGTAGGAGAAGGAGCTTTCGAAGATTTTCCCGTCTATATTACCTAGTAGCTGCTGGGTGCTCCACGGATTATCACGGAATTCTACTCCATCCGTAATATCAACGGACGCTACGTTGTACAATCCCTCCCACCAGCTCCCGTTTTTGAGGTTGATGGTGAAGAAATGGTTCACCTTGTTGTCTAACACGTAAGGAAGGAACAAGGTGTAGAGGTGGTTCTGTCTGTCGATGACCGCTTTAGCCTTGGAGATGTTGGTCAGCGCCGTAATCTCACGAAGCCTGGGGCGAATGCGGTCACCCACGGGGGTAGGTTGCCTCGAAGTACCGCCTACGTAGATATTATCATCACCCAACCAGACCAAGATGCCCTCTCGATACTGCTTGATGGTCGCGTGAGCGATGCACCCGATGCCGGAAACCACCTCTTTGAATGCGTAATACGTAGGAGGACCTGCCGCATAGCCCATAAAGATGCTGGTTGGCTTGAAAACCAGCAAGATGGAGTTCGAAAAGTACATTCCGGTGATGGGGGCCGACCCCTTACCCAGGTCAACCAGGCCAGAAGTGCCTGCTCCTACCCCTCCGCGCCAAGTGGTACCGTCCAAAGTGTCTGACCAGGCGACTCGGTAAGCAATTCGAGTAGTATTATCATCGCCCAAGCAGTCTCCGATGAAGATACGAGAGTCTCCGGCGACCACAATCTTCGGTTTTCGGTACGCTTGCAGGGCTGGATTGGCTTGCAGAGCTGGTACATCAGATAAAACTGAGCCATCAAAGCGATAAAGATTCCCGTCGCCCGTAGTAAACCACCAGTCGCCCTTGAAATTGCAGCTCGTAGGTGGGTAATCTGTACTAACTCCTGGAATAGACAGGTTAACAGGCACCCAGGATCCATTGTGACGATATAAAGCATAGTTGCTCCCGTTCCGCGACAAGCGCATAAGCTGGCGGGTAGCATCGAAGTCAGTAAAAAGACTCAGATGGGCAATAGGATTAGCGTCCGGGGCCGGAGTGTATGCCTCATTGATGCCTGGGCGAGCGCGAACGTAGCCGTCCACCCATACGAAATTAGATACCTGGCTTGCTCCGCCGAAAGGTATCTGCATCGGGTTGACATCAGAGAAAAGTCCCAGACCTACGTCCGGGACCGAGAGATACTGCATCGCGCTGGCCATCAGTAGAGCCCTCGCCGGTACTGCGGCATTATAAATCGTAGCCGGGATTGGGGACTCGGGTACGCGCTACCGTGGCTTGCTCTCTTCGCTTCGGCCTGCGACTCGTACCAGCTTATCTTTGCGTACATACTCTCTCGCTTTCGTGCAGTCTCCCGCTTCAATCTGCCCAGCTCTCCTACGTATTGGTTGCTGGAGCCGTAGCTGCGCCCTGCTTTGGTCGGAGTACCGTAGAGCTGCTGCTGGTACATTTGCATCATACCCGGTTCGATGAAGTGCTCACAGGCTTTGATGAGCCCGTAGAGCACCAGGGATTCTGGGGCAAAGGTCAGCCAGCGATTGAAGTAATCCGCCGAGCCCGAGAGCTGGTACCAGGGGGGAGAAGATAATACAAATCCCACGGCGTACAGGCTTGCGGTAGTCGGCGTAGGTTGAAAGATGATTTGACTCTTGGTTTCCGATTTGCGCCACATACACTGCAGCGGGCGTCCGCCCTGGTTGTATGCTCCGAAGCCGAGAGCTTCAGACATTTCGCGGGTGTCCAAGATATTACGAAACGCTCCGTTGTTCGCGTCGAACTCCAGGACGTAATCCACCTCTTGTACCTGGCAGATGGACATAGCCAGCGGGTCAGCCGGGTTGGCCTTGAATGCTTCGTAGTCGGTGGGGTGGTAGAAGTCATACGTCGCCTGGCCGGGCACTGTGACCAGGAACCCGCTATCTACCCACTGCGAGCCCGAAGGCCCGCGAGTGGGAAGCGTAGCCAGGTTCAAAGGGAACGTGGACTCCGACAGCAAGTCTCCAGGCTCGACCGTGAGGAACCAGTAAGGGTACTCCTGGCTAAGAGACGCTACCCAGTCGTTCACGTTGTTGTCGATGGAAGCCAGCCATTCTTCAGACGCCCGAGGGAACCTGATACGAATGGACTCCTTGAGCTTGGATAATGCTGCTGGTTGGTCCACGTTACCTCCGTATTACCTGCGCAGTCCTACTGCGGGGGTGTCCTCTTCTTCGGGAGGAGCAATGATACCGTCGTCATCGTCCTCCTCGTAGAGACTGGACGCCGGGTCCGAGACGGGCGGAAGACCCAGGCCAGCTACACCCAGGACCTCCAGCTCCATCGGGGTAAGTTCCAGGTCCGCTTGCGTCTGGCGGAGTTGCGGAGCTGGGGCGATGGGTCCGCGCGGTGCCTTGAGCTTACGGGATTTCTCCAGCTCTGCTCCGAGCCGCGCCAGCTCCTCCTGCTCACGAGCCAGGCTTTCAGCCCTTTCCCGAGCGATGCGGTCCTGCAACTGCTGCTCCTTCATAGACCGCACCAGGTTCTGCCGGAGCGCGTGGTCTACGCAGAAGTTATTATGGTCCATCCACACGAGGATATTACCTCGGTAGACCGTGTCTCGGTCCTCGTCCGTAGCGAACTTGTAGAACAAGTCCTCCCCGGATTCGGAGAACAAGCAACCGTCCTCCATAATCACCGTAGCGCGGCCTTCTGCAGCATACATAACGCCGGGGGTTCCGTGCTTTCGTTTCTTGGGTTGTAGTTTCTGAGCTAACACAGCCATACCGAGGTAAGTCTCCTATCGTATTACTAGGTGAGGGGCATTTCTCGGTACTTGATGTAGGGGCGGATGGTCTGCGCACCTGCACCGGTTCCCGAGGTGATGATGTTCCACACACACGCATCACCAAAGAGCATAGTGGGGAACGCGGCCGGACCCGGGGTCGGGTTCATACCCGAAGGTGCTACGCTGGTCGGAACCAGTCCGGTAGCGAACACGTTCAGACTCTGGGAGTACGGGGTGTAGATGGCAGCAGTAGCGCCCACACCGTAAGTCAGAGTCGTTACACCCGTGGCCAGGTTGTTGTAGTTGGCGGTAGTCCACGGAGCGCCGAAGCCGTTCACGCGGGTACCGTTGAGTTTGGGCAAGTAGTCCAGCCGGAGCTGAGCTGCGATTGTGACTGCGCCTCCCAGAGCCATTACCACGAAGCCGATCTCCAAGAGTTCGATCTTCTGGTACAAGCAAATGAACAGCAACGAAGTATCGCCAGTCGAACCTTTCGCGTCCAACGTAGCTCCCTGGTTGGTGAACAAGTGCTGAGCCTGGAACCGCCCGCCGAGTTTGTTTAAGCCTTCCATTGTCTTCTCTCCTCCTTTCCTGAATTACAGGCTGCCTACGCGGATGATGCGCGTAGTAGCGTCGGTGGCATAGCTCCAGATGCGGGAGTATCCTCCCCACCAGACCCAGCTCAAAAGCCGGAAGCGGCCGTACATATCACCGACGGCAGCTTGAATCTCGAAGGGGTGGATTTCGAGCATAATCACCGGGTCAGCGCCGATGTAGATAGCTTCGCCCAAGACGCCGTTCAGACCGAGCGAGTTGTTGAGCACGTTGTTTTCGCGAACGAAACGGGTGCCTTCCAAGTCGCCCAGCTCGCCGGCCAGGATTTGCTTGCCCTGCTCGTAGCGGCGGATGGTGACCAGCTCCTGGTCCGTGCGCAGCGAGCGTAGGAACTTCGTACTACCGATGCACACGTAGTCATCCCCGATGTAGCCGGGAATGTTGAACGTGCCTCGCATCAAGTCCATAATGTTCTGGTGATCCCAGTACGAGAACTCGCGCGTAGCCTGGGCACCGGGGGTACCGTTGTAGCTCAAGGCAAAGCTCTTGGCGCTGTTGACGCCGGTCGGGGTGTAGATAACGTCCGCAGTACGAAACGGTACAGACGCGATACGGTCGAGAGTCTTGCGAGCCTCGTTGGTGAGCGCGATGATATTCGTATCCTCGACGGAAAGCTCCGAGTAGACGGACGCCCAGTGAGACAAGCGGATGGAGTTACGATACTCCTTGACCGTGCAAGTCCCGTAGGTCGGAGTCCATTCGCCTTCGGGAACGTCGGAGTCTTCCGTCATTTCCTCGCCGGTATTGTTCAGGTCGCCGACCTTGTTGTACTGGAGCGTGTCGCCCATATGAGGACCGAAGCGGGCTTCCGGGCGGCAGAGCTGCCCGAACACCATCATCGGTTGTGATTTTACGCGGACCTCGTCCGAGATTTTGAGTCCCCACCAACCGCCAGACTGGGTCTGGACGGGTGCGATGGTTGCCTTTCTGATAGCCATTGTCTGACCTCCATAGAGAGTTTATTTGAGATTGGTATTACCATCCGCGTTCACACTCTCTAAGGGGCCAGACTTGCTGACGTGATCCTTTCGTACTACGCGAGAAAAGATTTGGTATTATTGTACCTGGCTTGTCAACGGCCCTGCAGCTTGGCCCGGTCCTTGTTCCATTGGGCGATTTCTTTTTGCCTGCGGGCGTACTTGTCTTCCAGCGAACTGCCGTCCACTGCGCCTTGTCCTAGCCGGGTATCCAGAGACGCTTGCCCTGGAGGTGGAGCGAAGATGCTCGGCATATAAGGGTTGGCCTTGGGCTTCTCCTTGGGCGGAGGGTCCTTGGGAACGACGCCGGAACCGAGAAGCGGAAGCATCTCCTGCTGCACGTTATCCACCGCCAACCGGTAACGGCTCTCCGCAGGAAGGTCCGGGCGCAGATTGCTCACCGCCAGGAACTGGTTCTGGATGAGCTTGACCGCTGCCTGGTTCTTAGCCAGGTCGGGATACTCCGCCATAAAGCGAGCGTTCAGTTCCTCGACCTTTTGCGTCTCCTGGTAGTGGGCTTGTGCTTTGCGCTGGTCCTCTTCCTGAATCATACGCCGTACTTCCGAGGGGGTCATCAGGCGTTCTCCTTGCGCATTGGGTGCGGGAGTATTACTACCTCCGCCGGTTAGCATACTCATCCAGTCGTCGGACTGCGGAGCGGGGGTAGTAGATTGTACCTGGGGACGGACAGCGTCGTTCAGTTGCCCGCGAAGCAGATTGATTTGCTGGTTCGCGGTTTCTGTAGAACGGATGCTGTGGTGTCTCAGGTCTTTGACTTGCTGTTCCAAGGCTTCACGCGCCTTGCGTTCCTGTTCTAGCTGTGCGGCCAAGTCCGGTTGCTGCTGCTCGGGTTCCGGTTGGTTCGTGGGCTCTTGCCCTCCATAGTTTAAGGCGAACATTATCTCTCGCTTCCTTTACGGTTGTACCGTAATATCTGACTCTTTGCGTCTTTAACGAGTCTGTTGATTACTTTGGCCTCGGCTTGCACAGCTAGAAGCTGGTGAAAGTCCGGCGGGCACTCGATGAGCTTGACGAGCACTTCGTCTCGTTGCGTGGTGAGGCTTGTGCGGAGAAGCTGCTCGGCAACGGAGTCAGGCTCGCCTAGCTCATCGAAAGTGACCGGTTTCATTACCGGTTGATGGGATACTGAGCGTAACGGTTCTCTCCGCGAGTCACCGTCTCGGTCACAATCTTGACCTTCGGAGTCTCCTCCATCGGGTCACCGAAGCCGGTCTGGATGAACGTGGTCTTCTGGTCCGCTCCCGGCTTCGAGGGATGGGTAAAGGTCTTACGGTCGTTAGCCATTAGGTTCGTGCCTCCTTAGCGTCGTTGTCTACTAGCGGTAGCGGTACGTTGCTCGGAGCGCGGTAGCGTTCCAAGCTCAGTCCCGATACCACTGTCTGAGGGCAGGTGTTTACCCCAAGGTTCTTGATGTCGATGGGATTCTTCGGCTCTTTGCCAAGGGTCACGATGACCGGAGCCTGGTTCGTATCCATAGTATAATTCTCCTACTTCGTTACATTGGCGGAGGGCCTACCTGGTTTGGAGCTGGGCCCGTTGGTCCTCCAGGAAAAATTCCTGTCGCGGGCGGCTGCATACCTTCCTGTGCCACAGACTCTAGCACACCTCTACCACCCTGGGAAAGGTCGGGAGTTTCCGGCGCGCTATCGTCCTGACTCGGGATGGTAATACCTTCCAGGTCCGGCATAGGCAGAGCTTCAGGGTTGAGCATCTCCTCGGGGTCCCACCCGAACGCTTCGGTACCTTTGCGTACCCAGTTACGCAGTTTCATATACTGTACCGCTCCCGGTACAGCAGCCAGGTTCTTCATCGCAAAGAACACTTTCTCGATGGCTGCCTGGCGCTCGAAGTTCTGGGAGAATACCTGCACGTTGAAGCTGATATTACCTCCGAAGAACTTCATACGCTTTTCGGCTTCCCAGGTAGCCATCACATCGAAGACCTGATTCCAAGCAGCGATGACCTTGGGGTTAGACTGGTCCGTTCCTTCCAAGAACTTCTTCTTGTTCGCCTTGACCCAGGCGTTCCACGTCTCGTCCGTCACGTACTGTAGATGGCGCAGATAGATGGTTTTTACCAGGGGGCTCAGGTAGTCTTGCTCCATCAGCAAGAAGATGTTCTTGAAGAACATACCCTGCTGCGCATCGCGGGAGTTGTACTCGTCGGCGGTCTGCCTACCGCGAGTACGCAGGGCTCCGCCGATGCCGGTGTCCAGTCCTTGGGTGCTCTGCGATTGCAGGTCCAGCGCCTGGTATGTATTCCAGAACGAAGCCGGCATATCGGGAGGAGCCACGGGGGTGTACACCATCCCTCCCGGAGGGCAGTCCTGCTTCTTGATAACGGCTCCCGGGAAGAAGCGGCGGCCCTTGCGCGCCTCCTCCGGGTCGAGCATATCCACGTTCTCTTCGTAGGGCGGATTCAATACGCGGCGTACGAAGTCGAGTAGTAGATTCGTCATACTATTGCGTACGTCGAAGGAGTCCACGTTCTCTACGCCCAGACCCTTACCGTATACAGAATGCGGAGGGTCAATGAACTTGGAGATGATAGCCGACCTCTCGCCATCCCAGAAAGGAATATCGGTCAGCAACAAGATGCGACAGCCGTTGGCCATCACACACAGCTTGTCCGTAAAGATACGCAAGCCTGTCTCCGGGTCATCCAGTGTGCCCTCGAAGAAGTGCAAGCGCATCATACCTTTGGGAGGGATGCCGTCGATGCCCATACCCTTACGCGCAGTCTCCGTACCGCTGGTGGTATCTGCCGGCTTGCCCCAGGTCTTGCGGTCACGCGCGAGTTTGATTTCCTCTAAGTCATAGTCGCGAGCTTCCGCTTCTGCAAACACCGTACCTACGGGTACCTCCTGCGTCCACATCCAGTACCTGTTGCAGCCTGTGCTATCCAGGCGGACTTGCTCGGTAGGTACGTTCCTGAGTTCTACCTTGGGCATCAGAGGGTTAGGTACGATTGGCTTACCCTCCCCTTTCAAGTCTGCGAAGGATTCAAGAAAGCCGTTCAGCTCCTCTGCGGTAGCTGCTGCGGGAGCACCGGTAGCCGATGCTATCTTGTCTTGAGAAGGTAATACCTGCGTAATCATCATACCGGTCATAATGCCGGACTTGACTGCTTCCGAAATCTTCTTGACGAACTTCACGTCCGTATGCTGGAGAAGGTCCTCGCTCAGGTTGCGCGCTACGTTCATCATCACCTGATGCTGGGGGATGGTTGACTTGATGTCCAGCCACTTGTCCTTGAAGTTAATCATAGCCATAATGGCCGCGCAGATTTTCTCTACGTACATCATCATCAGCGGATAGCGCCGGTCGGTCTGGTCGTCATCCTTGGGAGTACTCTGCCAGGTGCGGTGGTACAGGTCCCAAGCTGCGCGAATGCCGTTCTTGAGAGGGCCGAACGCTTGGTCCTCGATGTCCCATACTCGGCGGAAGGCTTGCACCATTACTGTCTCTTCGATGTCTTGGCCAGCGAACGGGTCGTCGGCATCTTCCACAGGAGCGGAGTTCTCGTACACTCCTGCCCGTACAGCTTCATCACGAGTGAAGCTGTTGTATCCAATCTGTGCTCCGTCAGACGGTAAGGTTCCAAAGCGGTCCATCTATACTAGTCTCCTGCCAAAGGGATTTCTGGAAGGAGCGGCGATGGCTCCTTGGATAAGGCTGCTACGAGAAGTCGCGCTCGCGGTGCTGAAGTCCTGTTGGAAGAGTCCGCCCGCAGGCTCCACGAATCCTACCCGGTTCATATTGACTCCCTCGTCCAGGTCCATATTCAGGCACATCGTAATATAACGGAAGGCGTCCATAATGTGGTCGAAGACTCCGTCCTTCATAGGACGAATGTCATCGTCACGCAGGCCCTTCATATTACAGTACCCTCCCTCGAAGGCTTCGATGAGGATTTCGCACTCAGGGTCGATGAGCAGCTTGGGCTGGCCCTTCCACATCGTACGCAGCAAAGCACTGACCCGGTTCAAGGACCACACGAGCCCGCGTTTCTTGGGGTACCTGGGGCGAAGGCCGCGTTCCTTCATCAGCTCGAAGTAACTCTTCTCTGCATTACCCTGCCGAATCTTACCGGCGATGTCGCAGTAGTCTTCCCACTGTGCGCCGGGGAAGTCCTTGATAATCTTAGGCAGTGCCTGGTCGCACCAGGGGTCAAAGAGAATCTCCTGCCCGAGGTGAGACTGGAAGCAGCGGAGCTGGTTTAACTCGGGGTGCCACTGTGCGACCACGATACCAGAGGATAGCCCGAAGTCCCACCCGCGCAGCAAAGGATACCCCGGGTCCCAGTTCAGCTTCTTGGAAGACACGTGGATGTCTCGCCGGAAGTCATGGGAGTAATACGGTATGCCCTTGGTGTCTGCTCCTGGTAGACCGAAGCCCAGGCGCTTGAGCAGGTTGGGGTTGGCGATGCCGAAGTCCTCGCGCATCGCCTCCATATACCCGGTGCCTACGTGCTGCACGTTATCCTCGGTGGTGAAGAACACTACGCGGCGACGGCTAAGCGGGTCGTGGGGGTCGTTCCCTTCGTGGAACATCTTCCAGAGCCAGTGACGCTTGGACGGGGGGTTGCACGAATAGAAGATGACCTTACGATAGTTGCCTGGTGCGCGCATACGGCCGGCGATGGTGGCAATGAGTTCCTGGGAGATGGAGTCTGCTTCCTCGAACAGGACGAAGTTGTACGCGGTACCGCCCAGGGAGTGGGATTTATCCGAGTGCGCGTCCATAAGCGCCTTGTCCGAACGGCAGCGCAGCGTCGAACCGTTGTTGAAAAGGATAGAAGTCTCGGTATCATTCTTGGTGTAGGGCACACCGAACTTGTTGAGGATTTTCAGGAAGTCTTTGTAGATGGTTTCCTTGATGTCGGTCACCGTGGTACGTACCGCTAGTACAGAACAACCAGGGTGCTTGAGCATAGCGTCGATAACGTAGGCCGCGATGCCGAAGGACTTGCCGCTACCAGTCGAGCCGTAGCACAAGAGATGAATCCATTTATCCTCGGGAACTTCCGAGGCTTCGATGATGTCCGCCATCATCTTCTGTGTGGGGTTGGCCTTGAACTTCTGCTCGAAAATCTTGGACTCGGTGACGTTCGATTCCATAATCTGCCCGAGCTTCCGTACGATTAGCTCTTGCTTGGACGGCAGTCTCCCGTTCTCCAGGAATACGTCTTCTACAAACATTAGCGCCCTGCAGCCGAGGGCAGCCAAAGCTTGGTGGCCGCTGCGATTGCGGCTCGCTCTTGGATATTACTTACGTTAGGTATTACGCATTGGGAAACAAACATCACCAGAGTGTTCAAAAGCTGGTCATCCCACCGCACCTGGGTCTTTGCCTTCTCCAACATCGTGCGCTGCTTCTCTGCAATCTTAGCGCCGGTTTCAATCAGGTGGGACATCGCCTTGGCCTGCTGTAGAGTGATAGTATTATCTGTGCCGAACTTTGCCTCGAACTGGTTCTTGACGATGACCAGGAGTCTGCGCGATAACTTGCGGATGTAGTCGAACTTTTCTTCCGGGACCGTGAACTGCGCTCCCCATCCTTCTTCCTCGTGGAGAAACTTCGCGAGTCCCATCGCCATTTCTGTGTAAAACTCCAGGCGGGATTCCCTGTTCTTCCCCTCGATGGCCTGTCTCATCTCGACCTGGAGCGTACGGATGGTGGCCATCTCGGAGTTCAGGGAGAACGGGTCCGGGTCGTTGGAGAACGCTTCGTAATCCTCCAGGTGCTGGGGCGCGTTGATGCGCGAGCGCGGGTTATACTTTGTGATGGCAGACATACAGCTCATAGTACACAAATACGGGGGTATGAGCAACCTGGTACAAAACGCCCGGGGAACAAAAAAGACCCCCGGGGTTAACCGGGGGCCTGCCTACTAAGCGGGGAGGATGTCCTACTTGCTAGCTTTCGCCTTGGTCTGGACTCCATCCTTCGGGACCTGGGCAACATCTTTGACTCCGGTCTGAGGCGGAGGGGTGGTGCTCAGGGTGGCTTCCTCGGGCGGCTGGATTTCCTCGCCACCGGGGCGCTGCCGGGCGATGGCATCGGCCTTGCGCTTGCGCGCCATATCCGCGAACCGCTCCCGGGCAACCAGTTGCGCCTGGGTAGGGGGCTTCTTGGCCGGAGCCTTAGCCTTACCGTTGTTGGCCGGCTGAGTATTCTGCGCAGGACGGATACCGTTCAGCGCCAGCTCGCTTACGCGCTTGACGTTGCCGGGCAGCTCGATGACCTCCAACTGACCAGACTTGATGATTCTCTGCACGTCCCGAACTTCGACCTGCAGCTTCTCTGCTACTTGCTCCAGAGTGTAAAACTGACCCATTCTTCCTCCTACGCGGTGCGTATTGATAATACGTTCATACCAGGTACGTATATTACTTGTCAACCCTGTGTACGGAAGTCTTAGCTCCAAAGATAGGGGCTACGTTCGAGACTGGCTCCAAAGCTGGCCCTTTCTGGAGCTGGAGGAAGATGGGAATAGCTCCGCTAATCTTGTGGGCCTGCTGTTTCCCGGGCTGGAGCAAGGCGGACTGCGTACCTGCGAGCAGATGCCACTGTAATACCCACTTGCTAGCGATAGTCCCGTCATCCGCGACCGTGTTGTACATAGCGGACTCCGTGAACGCAGCGATTGCTTGGGCCTGCAGGGATTGCAGCGCCTGAAACGCTAGCTGCGGGTGGCCGGCTGCGTCTCCCTCGATAGGTACGTGCTTGGGTAGCCCTGAATACAGGCCGGCTCGGAACAATGCCCCGGCGAACCTGGCAATCTGCGCTCCCGTGAGGCGCTTGCCGTCCACCTTGACGACGGTTTCCCCGGAAGGGTCCACCTGCGTCTCCAGGGTGAGGCAGCCTTCCTCGGTATCGAAGCTGTGTGCTTCCTGTAAGGTCTGGTTTGGCGGTTTCATTCTACATCTCCTATCGTCTTCTCGTGGTGCGTCTCGCCCATCCGGTAAATCATACACACCCTGCACAAGTCCCCCCATCCTAGCGTCTTCCCACAACTGGGGCAAGCGTGTACTACTCGCCCCTTCTCCTTCCAGGCATCCACGGGATTCTTCCCTGCCAGTCCCTGTGTTACCAGGTTGATATGGATGGGAGGCTTATCCGAAGGAGGCGGAACCCGTACCACCGTGTAGCTGATGCAGAAGTCATCCCCCGGGTAGAGCGCGAACAGGTTTGTCATACTGTCCTTCATCAGCCCCAGGATTTGCTCGATGCGCTCCGTCAGCCCCTTGCTCTCAATCTCGGTCGTGTGCTCCCTGGGAGGCGGGTAACACTGCGGGCACTCCTCTGTATCCTCGGACTCGTAAACTTCGAAACACTTATTACACCTGGTCTTACTCATATTACTTCCCTTCCTTTTTCCACTGCTCGTCCAGTTTATCGAAGTCGGGCATAATCCCTCCCTATGAAGAGGTCGCACTCCACATAGTCTCCCGGCTTCTTCCCCCTGAGCTGCTCCCGTACCCTCGCCTCCTGCTCAGGAGTCAGAGGAGGTACTTGCCTCATCTCCTCCTGGATATTACGCAAATCCCATAAGGTGAACGGTCTGGACGGAGTAGCCTTTTGGGGCTTCCCCGCAACAGTCTGTTTCCAGCAGGAGTCACAGATGGACGCCTTATCCCTCTCGACTGGCGAAAGGCAGACTACGCACTTCAGCGCCACATCCTGGCAAGCCCTCGCGAACTGCTTGCGCATATAGTCCATTTCCGCCTCATCCGCTGCCTGCAAAATCCTCCTGGTTTTCTCATCCATAGGTCACCTCTTTCTATCCTGGGTAATACGGACTGGTTCTGATTGGGGCCTTCTTCGTGTCTGGGCGAGCCGCACACGCCGCATCCAGGTAATCGGAGAAAAACTGCCTGTGCCGGTTATAGTCCTCCTCCGGTTCTACCCAGCCGCAGCTCTGGCAGTTTTTCACTTGGGCGGTCTTCTGTAGTCGCTTGAGTTCCTTGTACTCCGACAAAGAGGAGACGTGCAGGGCAAATCTCGGTTTGCAGCAGTGAGCACATTTAGGGGCAAAATCCATTTCCATCCTGCCCTCTTCCCTAGCGCGGACGGTATTACCTGTGGTAGATTGTAGCCGGGATATTACTACTAGTATTTATATTACTCTATATTACTTAACTTTCCGGCCTCTCCTCAAATCTCCACACTTGGACGTGCTGTTTTGTGAGGTAGTTGAAATATGCCCCGAGGTTCACCCCGCGATGAGCTTGCCCCCCGAAATTCGCGTTCCGGTGAAACGGGTCCCCCGACAGACCCCCAGGGGGGTAATTTGTACCAGGAAATTAGTGGCATGTACCTGTAATTTTGGGGCGGCGTAATATAATTCCCGGGGCACGTGGCCCGGGGGTCGGCGGGGGAGAGGTGCTGGGGTTGACCCCGTGTGCCATAACTATCGGATGTATTACGACCAGAACCTACGATACTATACGCTAGTAATACTCGACCTCGATGGAGCGCCTGGAGGTAGGTTGGGTAAGCTCGGGAGAGGTCCGCCTCTAAGGGCGTCTACAGTGCGTGTAGCGAGATGGGGTTCTCTACTGTGAGTAGTGAAAGTAGTCTCCCGGGGCCGGGGAAGAGATACCTGGAGTATGATAATTGAATGGTTTCCCGGAAAAAACTACCGATAGTATTACGCAGGAAGTAATACCTGGGGAGGGGGCTGGGAGGGGGGTCGGGCTCCTGGTCGGCAGGTGAGAGGGGAAACTATGCAGAGGGGAATGGTCAGAACTTGTTAGTGTCTTCTTCGCTATTAGATAGACGTGCGGGTGTGCGGCCCGGCGGCCTGCCGACCCCGGGAAGGAGGTGGGTGGGGGTCCGGCTTCCCGGGGGCGAGGGGTATGGTTAGTATTACCCATAGAAGAATGGTTAGAATTGGGTATGGTAGGAAATTCCAGGGGTGCTATTATCAGGGTGTCCCCCGGACAACGAGGGACAGGGTTACCGACACCGGCTTTAAGAAAGCAGGCCCCTCGATTAAGTTGCGAGGTGCGCCCAGGAGGCGGTAGGCGCGGGCAAGCGTCGTCCCTGGAAAGGGGCAACTTGCTTCTTAATTCGGGCTATCCCTGGCCGTAAAACGGTTCTCCCCGCAGACCAGGGCTCTAGTTCGGCGTGGGGTGCGACCACGCATAAACGGCACCCGGAATTGGCCTGTTCGCGTGAAGTCTGTATTCGGACTTAGGCCCGCACGGTTAGGTGTTCTAACCCTACCTCGCCCCCTTCGGAGGGCCGCCACCCGAGCAGGCGTTCTTTGCTCCTCGTCTTTCGCCAGGAGCCACCTGGCCCTAGCAGGACCCTTCCAGTAAGGTCCCCCCGTTGGCAGTGAGATTCGTCAGCACGGGGTTAAGCGGCTTCCCTTGGAATAGAGTATTGCTCGATTTCCTTGGCGCGGTCTGGCGCTTCGCAAGAGGTGACATATCCCCAGCGTAATACGCTGAACAGCATTCCCGGCACTCCAAGCAAGGAGAGGACTCAGTGAGCCGCGCCGGTCTGCGAGTAGGTAGCGAATAGCTATCGGGAGGGTAAGCTCTGCTAGAGGGTCTAGCGAAGCCAGGTCCGGGACTGACAACCCTGGGCGCGGGCCGCTATGCGATAGGCAACTTACCGTATTACTTAGGTCCCTTTGACGGGGACTCAGTAGGGAATTAGCTGGTCAAGTATTACTACCTCGGCTGTTGTAGCGCACCAAGGTAGGACGAACGGCAGTGTGTAATTTCCTACTCAGTCAACGTCTTAGTAATATCTAACTCAGTCTACACCTATACTAGTATAGGTGTAAGAACATTCTGGAGGTAATACCAATGTTGAACTTTCAACCCCTGTTCTCCACCAACGTGGATAAAATTGCCGGTAAAGCTGTCGCATCTATGCGCCTGCCTATCCTGGAAGAACTCGCCTGGGATACTGAAGGTGGGCACTCAACCCAGGCGCAAGCCATTCTGTTCCTGTGACACAGGGCTGCCGGTTCGTCTACGTAATATCTGCTCTCAACCACCAGGACCGCGAGGTTCCTATCTACTCCGGCTATTGGAAGCGTATGGCGCTGGCCGCGCTCAAGTCCTGGGATTCCCAGAATATCAAGGGGCTCAAGCTCTACCGGGTTAACCGGCGCATATTTGACGGGCACGTCTGGGACCTGCCTACTATCCGCGAGTTTCTCGAACTCATCAAGTAATATCAAGGAGGAATCTACTAATGGTCACCAAGGAAATCGCTATGAAAGCGAAACGCTTTGAGCACAAGACAGAGAAAAACGCAGTCACAACCACCACTATGCCCAGTAAAAACTTCATCACTGCCCGGAGCGGCGCGGCTATGCTGCAGGTTCCGTATGACGGTAACCTGTCTGACCCTGTAGCCGTGCACCGGGTAGCCTTGAAGGCTATGCTCGACTACAAGAACCGGCCTGCCGAGGCGGGCGACCTCGACCGCTGGTTCGTTAGCCTCTTGCCGCAGGGCGGTTTCGTCTGGACGCAGGTGCCTCGTTGCTTCCAGGACACCCGGCCCCAGGTATGCAGCAACAACTTCAATTGGGCGGGCCCGCCCGCAGAACCGAAGCAGGCATACATCCTGCAGACTCCGGTTGACCCGTTCAACCCTGACCGGGGTATGCAAAAGCAAGAAACCTACGACCCTCGCGCTATCCTGGTGCGCCAGTATAGCTTCGCTAGTGTCAACGAAGAAACACCGTGCGAAGGGGAGACTACTACCCGCTGGTGCATCAAGCCTACCTCGGGTAGTCCTATCTACGCCTATAGCTGGCCTAAGCAAGAAGGAGAAACCTGTGACAACTAAAGGCTTCTACGTTATGTCCTACGGGGCACACCGCTACACGTCCATCGGTTGGTATCCTCACCCAGGCTGACCTCAGGGAAGAGGTGGGCAAGGGTGGTTCCTGGGAGCTGTTCAAGTGCGCAATAGTGATGCTCGTGCTTCCGGCTCTCCTCATCTATCTATGCGGGAGGTAACGCATGCATAAGTACCACATGACCCTGGTAAGTGGCAACACCAAGGTGGGCCCCATCCCGGTCACCACAACAAGCAAAGATTCCTGCCCCAGCACCTGCTCCTTCAAGGGCAACGGCTGCTACGCCGAGGCGGGGCATCTCGCAATACACTGGAAACGACTTTCTGATGGTAAGTCGGCCCGGGAACTGTCCCTGGAGCAATTAGTGGGAGCTATCAAGTCCCTGCCCTACAAGCAACTGTGGAGACACAACCAGGCCGGCGACCTGCCCGGGAGGGCCAACAGGCTCGATTCCAAGGCTATCAACAGCATCTCTAAAGCCAACAAAGGCAAGCGAGGCTTCACCTACACACACTATCCCATCTGGGACAGCGAAAGCATCTGCGAAAGTCGCAACAGGCAACTGGTCCGCGAAGCAAACCGGGCGGGCTTCACCGTCAACGTGTCCTGTGAGACGGCCGAGCAAGTGGACCTGGCTGTGGCTATGGGCCTCCCCACCGTCATCGCTGTGCCTGAGGACACCCCCGACACCTGGCACACACCAGCAGGGAACCTGGTCAAGACCTGCCCGGCTGTGCTCTTCGACAACGTCACCTGCTCCACTTGCGGCATCTGCCAGAAGCAGGAACTCACCGGGCCCGGCGGGGTCAAGCGCCCTCGCCACACCGTAGCCTTCCCCGTGCATGGGGTGCGCAAGGCTGCAGCAGCTAAAGCAATTCAAGGATTGAGGGTAATTCAATGATTATACCAAGCCGCACTCACTACGGATCTGGCAAAGAAGGGGCGCGACGCCTGCACAAAGCGGGCAAACCCAAAGAAACCCAGAAGAAATACCGAGAAGCCGAGAAATGGGCGACCGATTCCGGGCCTCAGGTAGTCCCTCGCCCAGAGAAGCTGACCCCTTCCTTGCAGACGCAGGACACGCCGACCGTATCACGGTAGTGGGGGACCTATGACAGCTACACCTACCCAACATCACACCTTAGCCGAGGCTATCAACTACCTTGTCCAAGGTAGGCAGGCTACGCTTGCCGGCTTCGGCGCTTCGGCCAGCGCCTCGGATATTCTGGCGGAGCACAAGCTCCACCAACTCTTCGCCTCTGACCAAGTGGACGAGCTTATGTCTGCTTGGGAATACAGCCACGCCGTCAACCCGCTAGAGTTGCCCGAGTGGCGGGCGCTCCTCGACCCCGAGTAATGCTACCAAAGCTAACGCGCATCGTGTTCGCCAGGTCCAGAACAACGGGAGCCTGGGTATTGCGGGGGCCTACCCTCCTGCTAACCGCAGGCGCAGAGGTAACCGCTTACCTTAGAGACGGGACTACCGCCAGGGTAAAGGTGAAAGAGATACTGAACTCTTACCCCAACGGAAACTCTATAGCTACCTTCGAGTAGTAATATACTAGTATAAACGTGGCATCACAGGATTTTCTGGGGTGCTATTCTATTTCAACAGCAAGCAAAGAAAAGAAAGGTAATACTCCAATGAACTTCGATAACCTCACCCCCTCTGCCATCATCGGCAACACCTCGTCCGCCGCCGCTCCTGTGCAGCAGACCACCGACCCTATCAAGTTCCCCGTCACGGGCACCCTCATCTCGACCGCTCATCAACAGTGGGCCAAGCGCCCGGCAGACGAGCGGTTCAAAACCCTGGGCGAACTGCTCAACTTCTTGCAGACCCGGCAAGCTCGGACCAAGGAGGTGGAGAAACCTTTCTCTTCCATCCGTGCCGAGGCAGTAGGCACGGACGTTCGTATCGCTACCGACCGAGGCACCGCTGGCCTCACGCACCACAGCTTCGGCCAACTCGCGGCGCTCGCCGGGCTACCTGCCTCCGGCCTACGTGCTAGCTTCGAGGCGTTCCGTGAAACAGCCGAGGCTGCCAAGTGGGTAGCCGATGGCTTGAACCTCGGGCTGCAAGGACGAGAGGGTAACGACACGGCCAACCTCCTGGTCACGGCGCAGAACGGACAGCTTACCGCACGGTCTATCAACACCGGCAAGTATTCCCGGGTGTGGGATATGGACGTAGTGAATCGCTTGCTCCTTCCCTTGCAGGAGTTCGGCTTCGTCAACCCGCCCGCCTTCGATGGACCGGGTGGGCTGTATGCTAGCGAGAAAGATATGTTCGCCTTGATGGTGCCGGAGAACGTGAGCCGTATCAATATGCGCGGCGTTACCTCCGACATCTGCCCGCCTAAGATTGAGGTCAACGGTCAGGTGTTCAGCCCCTTCATTATGGTGCAGGGTTCTGAGGTAGGAGGTTCGTCTCAGAAGTTCACGACCGGTCTGCTCCAGGCTGTGTGCGCCAACCTCAATATGTGGGGCTGCGAAGGGATGGAGGAAGTCACCATCCGCCACACCGGCAACCCGTGGGAGCGGATTATGGAAGCATACACCGGGTTCTTGAATCGCTGGGTGACGCAGGATTCGCGCAAGCAAGAGGACCGTATCAGCCTGGCGATGCGTAAGATTCTTGCGCCGACCGTCGAGGAAACTCAGGAGATTATCCTGCGCAAGACCAAGCTCAGTCAGAAGACTGTCAAGGCAGCGACCGCCCTGGTTGAGGAGGGCAACCGCAAGACCGGTATCATCTCGCAAGACCCAACCAACCTGTGGAACCAGGTCGCCGCCATCACTGCCCTTGCCCGACTGTCCTTCAACCAGGATGACCAGGTAGAGCAGTGCCAGCAGGCCGGCAAGCTGATGCTCCTGGCCAAGTAATACTACACGCAGGGGTGCGGCTGCTCAACGCACGGAAAGGAATCCTTAATGCCGAAGCCGGTGCCCAAGCTAGGGCAGAAGCAACTGCGCATACTCCAATGTTTCCTGGAGAACGGGAGCTACCCTGGTAAGTGGATATACGGTAACCAATCCTCCACGATGAAGCTAATCAACAGCCTGCAAGAACGCGAACTGGTAGGGGTATACCAGGGGGCGACCTTCAATGGCGGAGGCTACACCTACTACCACCTTACCCCCTTGGGTAGGCAGGTGGCTGCAAGTATTACTCGCTACCAACCTACGCCGGAGCAACGGGCAAGCAAGTTCGGGCAGCGCCTTAGCAGTCACCTCATCTATACCCACAGCCTGCTACCTGCCAAGCCTACGCCCGAACCTGTGCCTGCTCGGAAGTCTACCGAGCAGCTTATCTATGAGGCAGAGGTAGACAGCCTGCCTACCTGGTCACGTGAACCTGTCGGTGCCTTGGTCGAACGCTTACGAGAACTCGAACAACAAATCAAGAAAGGTAATACCAAACCGTGAACGCAACCGAGAACGAATCCCCCTTCCTGCCCTTCCGCCTCAAGACTGCGGGCGAGCAGCGCACCTTGCACCAATACAAGGAGCTGGCTACCGCCTACCTGCTAGCAGGAGAGGCTCCTCACTATTACATCACCCGTATGGCTGCGTCCTGGCAAACGCATACGGACTGGGGCCGCAAGCTGGAGTATGAACGCTGCATCAAGGAGCAAGACAACCCTTACAACTTCACCGAGGCGCAGATGCAGAGCGTTCCCTTCTGTGCAGTGAGGGACAAAGACTTCGGCGCGGTCTTTATGACCGAGTATGTAGTCCATCTGGACCAAGCCCCCAACGATTTTATGGGCGCGGCCGTGGCCCTGCTACGGGAAGAGGCTACCGAGGAGCAGCAAAGCGCGGCGCTCGACACTATCATACGTGAGATGAGCAAGCTACACGTAGCTATGCCCGGCGGCCACGGTGCCTGGTGGCAGCTACTCGAAAGCATCCTGTCTGCCGGCAAGCGTGAGCTGCTCACCGGAGAGAAGGCCCTCACCTGCTCCCAGTGTGGAGAGGTAGGGTATTGGGAAGACTTCTGCCCCGAGTGCGGACAGAACAAGGACTGCTCTAACTGGTGCATCGAGAGCAACGCTTGCGATGACTGCCGCACGGCTCCGGCTCACGCCACGTTCGATAACCTGCGCGCCCAACAGAAGGAGGCATAATGTATCACAACTACACCGAGCGAGAGCAAGCCAAGCTCCAGATAAACAAAGCCAAGGTGCAGTATCACAACATCACATTCCCGGAAACTTGCTACCCTCTCTCCGTTATGGAGGCGGTCCAGGTAGACAAGGAAGAACACAACGACCACCCTTCCCGTCAACAGATGCAGCAGGTTCGCCAGTTCCTCCAGCATATGCGGGAGCTGGAGTATGTGCGGTATTACCGCAAGAGTAACCGTCCTGGTAAGGATATGCTAGACTACAAGGACATCCAAGAGAAACGCCAGGAACTGCATCGCTCTGCCAAGGAACTAGGCAAGGGTAAATGTTACTGGCAGCGGCAACAGCTAGCCAAGTTGCATCGCTACCATCGCCAACACGACAACCCTACGCAGTCAGCTATGAAGAAGCTAGACGAGGTGCGGCGTAAGCTGCTCGCGGAACAGGAACTGCAGGGCCGGCTGTTCGTGGTAACGATGATGGTCAAGGGACGCAAGGGTTGTGTCCGATTCGTGTGCTCGCCCACCAAGGATGCAGTGCCTGACAAGTATCGCCTTGAGGTAGCTATCTGCAGCCACCTAGGCAAGGACAACGGGCGCACCTTCCTTAAGATGGACGACAACGGGTTAGTAGAACTGTATCACAAAGGCAAAGAGGTGCCCTTCGCTACCGGCTCTACTCAATTGCGCACCGTCCACGAGCTAGCCGAACGGGTTAGCAGAAACAACGAACCCTTCCTGCCTGGGGATAGCGCGGCTACTACCCTGCAGTTCATCGCGGACGTGCATAGAATCCTGGCAGACGAGGCGGCGCGCTGTGTCGGGCGCTAAGATATACCTGAAGGTATGCCCTGGTCCTGCGTGTGCGCATCGTGACGCAGTGCTGATGGCCAAGGACCAGACCTACTGCTGCCTGCGCTGCCGCTCGGACGCCATCAACGCACGGCGCAAGCAACTGCAAGCGGCTATGCCCAAGCACAAGCGGGGCTGCAAGCCTAGTCAATCCAAGCTAGAGAAGCAGCGCCTCTCTCTCACCCTACAAGAGGGAACCAAGCAAGCTCTGCTGCACATCGCAGCTACGAAAGGATGGAGCTACAACAAGGCAGCGAACACTGCCATCCTGGCATATGCTCTGCATATGGAACTACAACAAGGAGGTATTACCCAGTGAGTCAACCCGAACTGCTACTCAAATCTACTCCCTCTACCCGCAAGGCGGTGACCGTCCTGCTCTCCCATATGGTGGAGTATTACTTCGGCAACGCCGGGCTGTCGCCGAAGGTATTCGCTGACCGCGCGCTGGCTGCTCGCCTGCACAAGGAGAACGAGTTCCTGTTCTTTGACTACAAGCGAGCAGACTTGCTGGCCATCATCCCTAACCTGCAATACGCGGGGCTCATCCGTGCCAAGGTTATCTCCAGGGACCTACGTCAAGACCTGGGCAAAGAGGTGGGCGAGGCGTGGGAGCTGACCCCTGCCGGGGAGGACCTGCTCCTTGAGGCGGACTACATCCCCGGCTACATCAAGGAGGCTATCAACAAGCGCCGCTCCGAGGAGGAGAAGTTGCATCCCTTGCTGTGCTCGACGTGCAAGATGAGGGTAGGCCAAAGCCTGGCTTGCTCCCAATGCAAGGAATGGAGGGCTGCCAATGCCGCGCCTGAACAGGCCGATTAAGGTAGCTACTCACGAGAGTAGCCTGCCCTTCGAGTGTGCCTACGTCGAAGAGCTGCGCGGCTTCGAGTTCAGCGGGAACATTAGTAGTTATATACTAGACATCCTGCGGCGCAAGGCACGGGTGACCGGGCAGAGGAACTGCTCCTCTGTCTGGTTGCTCCCTGAAATCTACTGGCATTCCGTCTCTGTGATGCACCAGCACTACAAGAACGACGCCTTATACCGGGCGCTCTCGGAGTTCACGGTGTTGAGCCGGCGCTACAACGAGATGGTCAAGCCCGACAGCCCCAGGTATTACCGGGCGGACGTGTCCCCGATGGGCACAGTATTACGCAGCTACCAACGGGAAGGCGTGGCTGCGCTGGAGAAGGGGAGCCTGCTCCTCGCGGATGATATGGGCACAGGCAAAACCCTTATGATGCTGATGGCCTGGTATAATCTGCGGCGCAAGGACCCGGCCGCCCGTCTCCTGGTGTTCACTCCGAACGAGGATGTAGCAGACGACTGGGTTCACGAGGGGCTCAAGCGCCACATCGGGGGGAACTTCTGTGCCAAGGTAATACGAAACCGAACGCAGCTTGCCGGCTTCGCAGACGTGACGCTCATACCTTACACCAAGATATGGAGAACAGACTATGACGCTTATCTACGACGACTGTGTATGTTGCCAGGGACTGTTCTGGTATTGGATGAAGGTCATGTTTGTTCAGCCATCACCAGCCACCAGCACAGGGCGGCATACGAATACTCCCAGCTAGCCGAGCGCGTATGGATTGCGAGCGGCACAGAATGCCGTAACCCTCGGGAGTATTACGGAGTCTACCGTATCCAACGGGGGCTGCCTCCCAACCACACCACCGAGGAGGCTTGGGTCAAGCACTACCGCGACCGCTCCGGCTACGGGTGGGATGATGACAAGCTCAAGCAGCTACGGGTATTACGTAGACTGTTCGCCATCCGGCGCACCAAGTCTGAGGTATGCCAGGAGCTGCCCCCTTGCACAGCTATCCGTGTGCCGTGTGCTATGCACCCTATCCAAGAAGAACTCTATCGCCAGATGGAGCGGGAGAAAGAGTGCGAGGTGGTTGCCGAGTATGGCAACAGGGAGCTGAGCGAGACGCAGTTCCTCACGGTATACCTGCGCCTGATGCAGCTAACCTCTCACCCTCTCAACGTGGACGAGACACGGGTAGACGTGACGCCCAAGCTAGAAGCTATCCTGAACATCTTAGCTGGGGCAGGGAACCAGAAGGTAGTAGTCTGGAGCAACTGGCCGAAGACGATTGACTACCTGCACCGAGAGATTGCAGCACGTATGCCAGAGCTAAAGATTGGAGTAGCTCACGGAAAGATTGATAAGCAGGTGCGCGTCGAGACGAAGCAAGCTGCCCAACGTGGCGAGCTTGACCTGGTCATCGCTAACCCCAAGGTGTGGAGCACCGGTATCAACCTGCAGAGTATGTCTATCTGTGTGCGCCACGACCACCACCCCAGTAGTGTGCAGTGGTTGCAAGCTCTCGACCGGCTACACCGTATGGGGCAGCAGCTACCCGTCACCGACTACCAACTCTACCACCCCAACACTATCGAGCTGCGCATCCTGCGCCATCTGACTGAGAAGAAGCGACTCAGTACTATCATTACCGGAGGCTAGCCTATGGTTACCTTAGAACTCACCGAAGAAGAATACTCCCTGCTCTGCGAAATGGTAGATGCCTACCTGGGCCTGAGTCGCGAGCGATGCGTCGAACCAGACGACGAGGAGAAGGCTCTGGCCCACAAACTGAAAGACTACCCCACATAGAAAGGAATTGATATGCCAAGAAATTCTAAACCTCTACTCCCTATCGAATCTCCTATCGTGCAGGTCAAGCACAAGTGGACCTTACAAGAAGGACTCACCTTCCTGCGTATGCTCTACGTGGTAGCCTTCGAGCAAGGGTACAACCTGCACCTGGGAGGAAGTCTAATGTACCAAGGCTACTCCGCCAAGGACCTAGACGTGGTGGCTATCCGTCGCCCGCAGGTGCGCCTCGAAGACGTAGGTATTGCACAAGTACTAGACCGCGCACTAACCTATCAGTTTACCTGCATCCAAAAGAACACAGCCATCCCTGACCGCCTAATCTACAAGCTATTCAATCGTAACACCGAGCAGCACGTAGACCTCATCGTACTGGACCAGGTCGCCCATCCTGAGGTCGTATGGCACAGTGGGTCAGAAGCTATTGACGAACAGAAGGTCATCGAACTCAAGGACCGTATCGCCAAGGCGTGGGACGCAGAAAGCACGGTCAACTTACCCACATTACAGCGGTGGATACAGCCCAAGGAATACAGATAGGAGACTAGTACAAATGCCCCAGTTCCCCATCATCAACCCGGAAGACTTGCCCAACCACAAAGGTCATAAGGGCGTAGTCAAAATGCTACGCGTCCCCATAGAACAGATTCACCCTGAGCACGATGGCTCTTTCGCTCTGGCGGAGTATGACAAAGAGTCCAAGTGCTGGAGAATTGTCACGCACATAGACGTGTCGCTGGAGGAAGTAGCTGCCAAGTTAGAATCCGGCGAAGGAGAGTTGGAAGTCTGCTCCTCTTACCCTCACAGGTGCGCTGCTTTCCTACGCGCCGAGTTCCAACTCTCCATCCTATCCACCAACCTGCAACGTGGACATCGTAAGATGCACGAGATTAGGCAGTGCAATTAAAATCAAGGAGTTCCTCTCCGATCATCTCTAGTAGCTTGCGAGCACGTAGCGTAAGCGGAGTGCTAGCGAGCAAGCAACGAGGTGGAGTGGAAGGGGAATTGATTTAGTCTTAGGTAATACCAAGGACACCACCTCATCCCCAGTAATATAATCTTAGGAGGTAATTGTTATGAAAGCTTAACACAAACACCACATATCTACCAAGGAATTAGTATCCCTTCATGTGGAAGTGTGCGCTTTTCTTCGCTACGCTACCGTTCACTTCGTTCACTGTCGCTCGGGACGGCTAACCGCTTCGCTACGAACACACACCCTTCATGTGGAAACAGCGGGGTTTTCAAGGGGTCGTCCCATTGCCCAGGCCCTGCTAAGTAGTACGATATATTACTTCCTTGGTAGTATCATTTGCTCTGTAATCCCCGCGTCCAGTACGCTACTATGAACTCCCCGAAAACGAAAGGAAGAAACAAAATGCCCCGTAACAATGCTAAAGAATCTGCCCCGGCTAAGACCCTGAACTCGGTGCCCGACATCGACAACGATGGATTGCCGGACCTCCCTGATGAGGCGTTCGCCGCCGTCGAACAGGAGATGGAAGCCAAGGCCGCCGCTGGTAAGGGCCGGCGTGGTAAGGGTAAGGGAGCTGCCGCTCTGGCCGAGGTGCCTGTCTCTGATATGCCGGACCTCGACGGCCCCGACCTCGACCCGGATATGCGCGACCCCGTCTCCAGCGGTGACCACGTAGGCTTGGCTGCTTCCATCTCGGAAGTTGCTGACCGTCTGTCGGACACGGCGAACTCAATGACCAACCGGATGGAGTCCCTGCAGGGTACGCTCAAGCAGGTGCTCGACCTGATGCAAGCCCGCTTCGATGAGGTGCAGGCCGACATCAAGAACCTCAAGGAATCTATGCACCCCATCCTGCGCGATGCCCTAGGGCCGCAGTCGGTAGCCGACCCCAAGAACGGTAAGCTGGCGGATGCCGCTCACGATAAGGGCAGCGATGAGAAGACGGTGGGCAAGCTGGCCAAAGCCTGCGGCCAGTCTACCACCAAGGCCCAGCAAATCCTGGACGCCTGCTACAAGTTCAAGTCCGCGCTACCCTTCGGTAAGGTGGTCGAGTGGATGGTCGGCAAGTGCGGTCTGACCGAGGCGCAGGCCAAGAACTTCCTCGCTTACTTCGACCTCACGGCCGAGGAGTTCGACACCATCGACGGCACCGACTTCCCCAAGTTGTAAGCGCCGCTATCTTAGAGGAGCTGTGTCACTACCTGCGTTACTGCGAGTGGTGGCCGCTCCTCAAGGTAGGGTGCTGGACGAGGGGCCGGGATACCTGGCGCGAGAACTTAGGAAGGAGGCTGCAGTATGGGCGGCGTGTGTAAAGGTTGGAGCTACGAGGGAGAGTCTGACGCGGACTATCACGCTCGGATGTCCCGCGAGCACGAAGAAGAGTTGAAGGCGGAGAGGGCCAAGACTCCTCGCCAACGACAGCAAGAGCTGGAGGATACGGTCGAGGACTACCGCCAGCGATTGCGACGTTCCACGTAGGCGTAGCTCAACGGATAGAGCAGCAGGGTTCTAACCTGTTGGTTGGGGGTTCGAGTCCCTCCGTCTATGCTACCCTGGTATAGGTCCAGGTTAAAAACCTTGAGCAAAGCTACGCGCGTGAAAAGATAGCTGACAGCCTGGAAAGACAGGAAGTCCTGTGGTCGGTCGGCTACCGATAGGAGCCGGTCACGGGGCGAGCTTATGGGGCAGGTACCTCAGTGAGTAGAGGGTCACGGGTAACTGTGATAGTCGGGAGTGCAAGTCTCTCCCTGTCCCACCAAGGAGTAGCTCGGTTCTTAGTATGATGAATACGAAAGAAAGGCTGGAGATGCGGGGGTGGCCAACCTAACGTACCTCTGTAGTCAACCGGGCTACTCCTACCAGACTCCGAGGAAAGGCTCGGGCGCGTAGCTAAAGTAGACAAGCAGAGTAATGCGCAGCTTCATATGCGGGTGCAAGTCCCGCCGCGTAGGGGTATCGTCAAGTGGTTCAAGACACTGGCCTTTGACGCCAGCATATGTCGCAGGTTCGAATCCTGCTACCCCTGCCAGTCGGGTATCGGTCTTCCCGAGGGTAATATAAAAACGATGACGCCTGGAAAGACAGGCCGGTGTACCAAACCGTTACGGAGATAGGGACGGGCAACCTCCCAAGGCCGGGTACAAGTGCAGGCTCCTAACCCCACAAGGGCGGGGCGCTGCTCCTTATGCTCGGGTAGCTCAGTGGTAGAGCGGCAGAGAGGTTGAGGGTAAAGTAATCATACCCAAAGTACCCTGAAAAACTGTGCGTCGCTGGTTCGAATCCAGCCCGGGGCATTACTTACATCCTGCGCGTGGCAGAGTGGTTGATTGCAAGGCTGAAAGGCCTATCGTAAATTCGACGTGGGTTCGAATCCCACCGCGCGGGGCCAGTGTTGTGGGTGCGTTCCATAGCAACCCTCCGTAACTCAACGTGAACGAGTATGGCTGATGCGCGAGCTAAGCTGACGGCTCG